AATGGACGGCACCAATAGTCATACCAGTATTGTGACAGTGATGCAGGTGGACTGGGTATTTCAAAAAATTATTCGGGAATAGTCGCCAATTAATTTTCTTGTCTTGCTTAGGTCTAATCTGTAGATCGCCACCGCAATGACAGCACTTACCATCTTGCCTAAAAGAGTACTCCTCTCGCACAGTGCGTTTTTGCCGCCAATCTAGTTTTGTGTAGTCCTGCGGTAATTCCATTGTTATTCTCCTTATAAAAAGAGCGGCCATTGCAGCCGCTCCGTTGTGTTTCATAGGCTGCCCCTACTAGATTAATGTGACAGGACCAAACGGGATGTCATCGCCGTCATCCATAGGGGTGCCACCAGAGCCGTACCCATTATTGTGCTGCGCCTGCTGCTGCACTACAGGCTCATTAACGTCCGACTTAGGCGACACCGCAGAAATCCAGTTCCCTGACATCTTTTCACCCGCGTCATTGTCCATTTCCCACTTCATAACCTTGATGGTCATGAACTTGTTAGACAGGCAGCGTGTCAGATCCTCACTTGTCGGTGCACCCTCTACCGTTGCCAGTTGCCCCCCTGCATTGGCGTCAATCGCAGCAAGCATACGTTTGGCGTTATCTGACTTCTTCTTTGGGTCTTTTGCCCGCGCGTCCTTGCCGAACACATCAAGTTTCTGGAAGATAACCCGGTTCTTGAACGCCCCTGGCTTAGTTACCCGCCACTGGATATTGATAAACTCATCCTCAGACTGGTAGAATTTAGACCATTCTGCCTTTTCGGCAAACGCCACCACGTTTGTGTTGTCGGGGATTGGTTCGCCGCCCCCTGTTGGTGCCTCATATGTGGTTTCAGATTTGGCTTGACCGCCATCCGATAGATCCCAAAAGCTCATTGTTGTGTCTCCTTTATTCGCCCGAAAGCGTTACTTTAGTTTCAATTTCTGCTGCCATCTTTTTGCCGAGCTTGTATACAATGGGCATTTCGCCATCATCCATATACCCCTTATCCATCCATAATTTGATCGTAGCATCAACCTCTGCACGGTTTGGAACGACCACCACACAATCGTTGCCCGATTCACTCTCACAGCTTTCAAATGTCACTAGATACTTTTCCATATTAGTTAGTCTCCTTTAGTGTAGAAATAAATGGTGTCAACGGGTTTTCCCCAATGTTGTACGTCAAGTCTTGCTCAATGCCAAAACGGTTCTTAGACACGTTTGCGGCGCTCATCTTGACGATAAGTTGACGCGTACCGTCTGAGATGGCTTTTTTACGCTCGTCGTCCTCTCCCTTCAAGAACGTCTCCAGCTTCAGGAACCCTACCACGTCTGCATCGTCCACATATGGCGCGACAGACCGCTTACCAAGACGCAACGTGTAACGCGTATACGGATCAGCATCCGGCAAGTCAATAGTCTCTGTGTCTGCATGGGCAATAAATACAATGTGCATACCCTTGCGCCGACGCAGGATCTCAACACCCTTGCGTACCCGCTGGTGCATGGATGCCAATGCAGCAAGTCCAGCCCCGTAGCCGCCATTTGCTTGGTTGATAGATTTTGGCTTCTTAGGATCTTTAGCCACGATGTCATCAGTAAACAGACGCTCAAGCGCCGTAACACTGTCAATGATCAGCGTCTTGTATTCATGGCCTCCTTGCAGCGCTTTGATTTGCGCGAACACGTCATCAGCCGCTTGCACCAGAGGGAACGCATCTGGACGCCGCTCCATAGGGATAGACTGCAAGCCATCCTCTGCACGGATCACAATAGGATTAGGGAACTCAGCAGCAAGACTTGTCTTTCCCGCCCCTGCGTCCCCGCAAATTGTCATAACCACAGGGCCATCCTGCGGCTTTGAGATTGTTTCTAACATTTAGTCCTCCTTAGACGTTGTGTTGGTACCTATATGGGTTGTTTCTTGAGCTGTCAAGTGCGCTTCACGTAAAGCTTTCATGGGTATCTCAAACACCTGGGGCACGATGGCGTTACCCATTATTCCCAAGCGGTGTGATCTGTTGGGAATCCCATCATCCACTCCACAAATCTCGGGTTCACCGCCACCCCATTCGCACCATTGGCTAGCTGAGCCGTCAAGGTGGGCGTGTTGCGCGTATACTCTGCGGGATATGCCCCCTCTTTCGATAGGTGCTTGGTGGGAGTAGGCAACAACGCAGACCCGCTCCCGCTCATGCGGCGCACCAATGCTGGCAGCGGTGATACAAAACCATTCCGCATCATACCCGACTTTGGCCAGCGAGTGGAGAAACTCTCCAAACCATTCACCCGGTGCTTCCGTAGGTCCGCTGAGAAGCCGCGCGACATTCTCAAAGATGATATATGGAAGTCGTCCTTGCTTTTCCCGTATTTCACAAGCCAATCGTAACATTTCCCGGAAAAGACCAGATCGAGTGCCATCCCCAAGTCCTGCGCCACGGCCTGCCGTGGACAAGTCTTGGCAGGGAAACCCTCCAGTAATAACGTCAACTGTTCCATCAATATCATCCGCCTTTAGTTTCGTCACATCCTCAAAGATTGGCACATCCGGCCAATTCTTAGCTAATACCTTGCGAGCGTGTTTGTCAATCTCGCAAAAAGCTACAGTTTCATAGCCGCCCGCAAGCTCACCTGCAATAGTGAACCCGCCTGCGCCTGCGAACAAGTCCAGTACACGTAGCGCCATTATAGCTCCTCAATGCGTGCGGTATAAATTGCTACAGCATCAGAAGGAAAAAGATGTCCGCGCGTCCTAAGTGCGAATTTAAGAAATTTCTTTTGCGTTTTTTCAGGCATCCCATCGCGCTTCATGCCATCAATAACTTCTTGTGCGGCCTGTGCTGTCATGTTCATGTCGCTATCTCCTTCTGCTGATATCTTTATAAACACATCCAATATCTGTGTCAACCACATAAAACACCCCTATTGACCTTTTATCGCACATTAGCTAAATAGTAGCTTAGTAGCTTAGGAGGCACTATGTTAAAAGATATCATCTATGAGATGAACGAAGCCGGGTTGCGCGTGTTCCCGTTACTTGGGGAGCATGACACAGAGGGAAACGACCTGGACGAAAAGGAGGCGTTCAAGCGGCCACGGTATAGCGGCTGGCAGAACACCCCTGCCGGATGGTCCGATGAACAGCTAGAAGTGATGACTGAAACAGGTCAGTTTGACACAGGTTACGGTATCGTATGCCGTGACCTTATCGTTGTGGATGTAGACGCCCGCAACGGCGGTGTGCAATCGCTTACTGAACTGCTGTCGGATATCCCAGAAATCGCAGGCGCGGGCCTAGTAGTGGAGACAGGTTCAGGCGGGGGGTCAAAACACTACTACTTTAAGGCACCGGCTGGTGTATCGTTTGTGCAGTCCGTCACAAAATACAAAGGCATCGACTTCAAGTCCAGTGGCTTCACTGTAGGGCCGGGGTCCATGCATAGCAGCGGCAAGCCCTACACAGTGCTAACGGGTTCGGCAGATGATATTGACGATGCCCCCGGCGCGCTGGTGGATCTGTTGCGCCGCCCTGAATACCATAGAACAACACACAACGGCGCTGTTATGGATGTCACCCATGCGGACCTCGCAGACATGCTGTCATATGTGGATGCAGAGGGCATGGACTATGAGGAGTGGGTCAGGATTGGTATGGCGGTTCACCACTCTTTGCAAGGTAACGGGTATGATATTTGGCACGACTGGTCATCAACTAGCAGCAAGCACGATGATAAACAGATGGCGTACAAATGGCACTCGTTCGGCAAATCTGCCATGCCTGCCACTATTGGCACACTCATTCACTTTGCAGAACAAGGTGGCTGGCGTAGATCCGTAACATTCGACACAGCACCTATTGTTCCTGTAGAAAATGATGACCCACTCAACACTGATGGCATTGACCTGCTACGCCCACCCGGTTTCGTTGGTGAGGTAAAGAGCTGGATCGACGATCAGTGCCGATACCCACGCGAGCACCTTGCAACAGCAGCGGCTCTTATCAGCGTAGGGAACGTCATTGGCCTACGCTACACAGACGATACAGACCGTGCCACAGCCAACCTGCTGGCGTTCGGGGTTGCCGGTTCCAGTAGTGGCAAAGAGGCCGTTATGCAGGCCATGCAAGGCATCCTTGTGGAAACGGGCATTAGCGCGGCATCACATGGTGCTATGAAGTCTCAGCAGGAAATTATGCGAAACTTGATCCGGCACCAGTCTGCATACTATGTGATTGATGAATTTGGTATTGAACTGCGAAAAGTTGTCAACGCACAAAAGAAAGGCAGCGCTGCATATCTGGAGGGCTTGATCGGCACCATCATGTCAATATACTCCAAG